CGACCGAATCGCACGCCACCACGGATCGCCTTTGCGCCTTTATCCACCGCATCCTCACCCTTTCGTAGTAGTCCCCTGCCAACATGCGTGACCACTCCCAAACCCTTTCGTGCTGCACCCTCACCCTTTCGTGCTGCACCCTCACCCGCCCGAGTAGCAGTCCGCTTATCTTTATCCACATCTTGAGCGGCAGTCCGCTTATCTTTATCCACATCTTGAGCGGCAGTCCGCTTATCTTTATCCACCGTACCCCCACCCGAACCAGTGGTAGTAACAATAGAGTTATTATTAAAATATTCTTTAACGTTAATATCTAATACAATATAAGTTATTAAAGTTAAACATGTTGCTCTTAGTATAGAATTTATATTATTTTGTTTTAAATCATATGTCAATACAACAAAAAGAAAACACCATATAAGTAAAAATCCTAATAACATATTCTATACTATACCCAATTATAAAAAATCGATTAAAGACATACGTAATGTTTTATCATGCATGTGTATATCCCCTAAAACAGTTAAATTATGTTGTAAATTAGACGTTTTACATATTCTTTTTATAAGTTCCACCAATAAATGACTATGTTTTAATTCTATATTAAATAATTGTTTATTATGACTATTACACCAGGACATTACCATTGGAAACTCATTCATTAATACTGTAGTAACTATATAATAACAAAACACATTTGTTTTTTCCTTATACATTTTACGACGTTTCAAGGATTCTTTACTTTCACTATAAAAATCTTCATAATGAATATTATTATGGTTTAATACTTTTACGAGTTGATAACAAGAAAACATTGATTCCATATACACAAATCTGTAAAAATGATTTAATGTGGTGATTTTGCGAGAAAACTCTTTATCAATAAAATAAGCACAATAAAAACAATTCAACACTCTCGCCCAAAATTCTCCATATGCCTCCCCTACATATAGAGAAACCGATAATGGAAAACATTTTTTTAACTGTATTTCATGGTTAGCATCAAATTCTTCAAAATTAAAAAAATGAAAAGATTCATGTATCAATACTTTAAACCATTCTTCATGTCGAAATAAAATAATTTTGTTATTTGGTTTACAACTCCAAGTATATGCCGTATTTACATGTATCTCTTCCAATATTGTTCCTTGTTCGGGTAGTAGTTTTTTAAAAGGGGTTAAATATAAATAAAGATGCACTGGATAAAGACATTTTTTCTCGCTAAATTGATATGCTAGACTAAACCAATGAAGTATCCATGGAATGTAAGACACATAGGTTTGCATCATACTCTCATGACCAGAAAATAGCGAGAAACTTATATGCACCCGTTGTCCTTTTATGGTGTAAGAAGCAACCATTTCATATAAATAATGTTTTTTACACCATTCTTTGATTTCGTTAGGCGCATTTTTTAAATTTTTTTCTAATTTTAGTAAACCTTGGGGTCTATCCTTTTCTATTTTATACGTAATGGAATCTAAATGTAGGGACAGATAAGTCGCATGAAATGTTTCAAATAAATTTGCGAGAAAAGGTTTATGAAGAAAAGGTTCCTTGGATGGATGAAACAACGGAAGAGTATTCATTTTTTTTATAAAACTATTCATACTAAAAGAATAGATTTTTAAAAAGGGGGTGTTTTTAAATTATCTCTTACTTTTTCAAGATTAGTTAATTGAATCGGTGGTCTACCCGATAAATAAACATATATTTTAGCATCACCCGTATCTAATAATAATTGTTTTAAAGCAGGATTTTGCGAGAACTTGGCGAATTCGGCACTGTAACGATCATCATCGTTTAGTAACATATAGGGTATGGGTTTTTTACATAATGTAGAACCACTTGATAAACTCATTTTATTATATTTAGTTGGATCCATTTGTTTTAAGGTTTGTGCAGTTACATAATGATTAACACTGGCCCATTGCTTATCTCCCAAGGTAAAACGCCCATCTGGTTTTAAATAAGTATCACTAAGTTTTTCACGCCATTGCTTATCACGAACTAAATGACTGTCCAATACATGATCAAAATTAACTCGCTCTGAAGGAACGGAACCAGGGTGAGTAAAGTTTTTTAAGTCTTCACCTATAAACAATTTATCTCTATCTGGTTCTAAATCTAATGTATCATCCTGCAATAAATGTTGTTGCTCGGTAGTTAATTTAAATTGTTTATATTTTACAAATAATGGAATGTTTGCATAAATTCCTTCGCTTTTTTCCAAACACCTATTTATTACTAAATCTTTGATTTTTAATGGTAAAGATTCAAATGTAAATATGTTAGCACCATTATATTCTACTATACGATAAGCATTATCCGTAAACTCAAACATAACATAATATTTTGGATTAAATAATGAGAAATTATGAGGAAAAGGACTTTGCCTAGAACAAACTAACCATTGTGGAATATGTTTTGATAACAAAATGATTTTTACATTCATTAATCTTTCTACTATTTCAAGCGTCCACGGTTCACAAACATAATCACCCGATTTAATAAAAGCCTTAAAATCATCCAATGTTTCTATATGACGCATATATTCTTTATTGTCTAATAAGTTTTGTAAATATTTTTGTGTAATTAAATGATGCTGTGATTTTAGTTTTAGTGTTTTTATTTCCTCTACAAGCATTTGAAACTCTGTATCTTGCTCTTGCAATTGTTTAAATTTCTTATTGACTTCTGATAATTGCGATTTAACCAATTTATGCTCCGCTTTATTACTATCTATTTTGTCCTGAATACTAAGAAACATGGTTTTTAGTATTTCAAACATTGATATAGTAACATGATCCGATAATATACCATAAAGATACTTTTTAGTATCTGATTCTGTTTTATCAAGAGGTCTATGTAAACACTTTGCTAAACAATCGACTAATGTAGCTTTAGGTAACATTTTAATATCTTTAATACCTAAATAATCATCTTGAGATTCCATTTGCGATAACTCTATATCGGGTTTTACCATGTCTAATGAGAAGGGAATTGATTCTAAATAAGGTAATGCTAATGAAGCTTGTTTATAGGGTTCTAGTGTTCCTAAAGTTTTCCCCGCATTTCGGTTGTATTCTGATTCAATAACCTGTTTTTTAGCATCTTTAAATAAATGTAAATGCGGGAGTAAATGACTGGTCATAATTTCATTTTCTTGATCTAAAAAACTATCATATCGTTTTGCAGGAAATTCAAAAACACCGATTTTACGTCCGTTATTATTAGTAATTAAATAACACCAATGATAAATGATACCCTTTTTTTCATAAGTAGTGCATTTTGTCCCTATCGCAACGGTTTGATTAGGATAATTAAATAAAGGAATGGAATATTGACTTAATCCGTTTGATTTATCTATATTTTCAACACAAGGATCTTCTTTGTAGATTACATCTTGTAAGGTAAGTGATGATTTTACCATTACTTTTTACATAGATATAATATATTTACTTAAATACTTATTCGCCTTTAATTCTTGCATATAATACCATAGTCGTTTTCGTTCTTGCACCATGTTCATATTTTCTGAATTTTGTTCAAATTCAACTAACATGGTAACGAGATCGTTTTTTTTTACTCTACTATACGATAAATTATAAAACCCACATATGTGGTGTAACATCGGTAAAGTATAATTTATACTATAATCCATTTCCATGGCAATAGTAGTATCTACAACCGACATTTCATCATCTAATGAGGAATTTGAAAGTATTTCTGTTTCTATTTCTTGGTCAGGTATTTCGTTAATAATAATATTCATATATACATTTATAGAGTCCTGTCTTTAATTCGTAAGATCTAATAAATCCATAAAACGAAAGCGAATTTTAGTATTAAAAGATTTATTAACCGCATTATGTTGAATATATTCATAAATATTACCCCATTCATCCGATAATACAATCCTATTTAAACCATTTTTTATAATAATAAAAAAGTTTTCAGTAATTTCCTCCATTTTCATAATATCAGTAATAGAATCTAGTAATAAGGTTTGTAAATAAAATAACATATTGGTAATAATCTTTACGTCTATTACATCAAATTTCATACAATTTACCAAAAATGTGGTAATCGAACGTCTATGCTCATTTTGTTTATTAATATTACAAAATTTATCATAATCTTTGTCAGGATTACAACTTTCTATATTTTTAAACAATTCCATATAACTATCTAATGTGTTAGTAAAATACTCTTTTAATGATGGATATTCATCTTTTAAATCTGTATATAATTTTGCATATACTTCTGAATAAAAACGATTCGATAATGCAATTTTAAACAATAAGGATATTACTTGATCAAAGGATGGTGTTTCTTTGATTTTTTCAATACTTGTTTTGATCTGTTGTATAATTGTATTGTAATTATCTCGGGTAAGTTTGTTCATTAATATACGTATTGTGTCTAATTCTTTTTCTATTTCCGTTTTTTCTTTTACTTCCGTTTTTTTAAAATTTCTTAACATATCCCACCCCATATCATACGTTTCCGTAACCCTTTTCTTTTTTTTATCCGTTTTTATAAAATAAGGACTTTTTGAATAATTAGGAGAACCTACTAAATTTGCAAGTAATGTAATTAACTCTCGTGAGGTATCAGGAATTGTATATTCAAAACCGTCTTGCTTAATTTTATTAAAATCTGATAAATCATACGTGTTACTCGTTTGTTCTTTAATCATATGTTATATTGCATAGGTTATTTTTAATATGATTATAGTATTAAATACTTAAAAACGTAATCATAATAATAATTATGACGAATACGTTTGAAAACTGGGATGATGATAATCTAAATATAAAAACAAATTTATTGAGAGGAATATATGGAAATGGATTTGAACAACCAAGTCCTATCCAAAAACAAGCAATTATACCTATGATACAAGGAAAAGATTTGATTGCACAAGCTCAATCAGGAACAGGGAAAACTGGTGCATTTACAATAGGTATGTTACAATATATTGATGAAAGTATACAAGAAACTCAGGCTATTATATTGTCTCCTACAAGAGAGTTGGCAAGTCAAACCAATCATGTAATAAATACCCTAGGAAAAATGATGCATATTAAAACTAGTTTAACTACAGGGACAATTAGTGTAAATGATAATATAAAAGAAATAGAACAAAAACCGCATATTATAGTAGGTTGTCCAGGTAGATTAAATGATATGCTACGAAGACATAAAGTAAATATAAACAAATTAAAATTAATCATTTTGGATGAAGCCGACGAAATGTTATCAGTAGGTTTTAAAGATCAAGTATATCAAATTTTTCAATATTTACCTGAAACGATTACCGTTTCCTTATTTAGTGCTACTTTACCAAAAGAATTAGAAGAGTTAACAAATAAATTTATGCGAGACCCTATAAAAATATTAGTTAAAAATGAAATGCTAACCCTTGAAGGAATTTCACAATATTATATTGCATTAGACACTGATAATGATAAATTTAATACAATTAAAGACTTATTTGGATGGATTTCATCTTCTCAAGCAATTATCTATTGTAATAGTCTTAAACGCGTGTCTGACTTGTATTCTGCTATGATAAAAGATGAATTTCCCGTTTGTTGTATTCACAGTGGAATGGATAAAGAGCAACGAAACGAAACCTACAATGATTTTAAAAATGGAAAACATCGTGTATGCATTTCTTCCAATGTTACCGCAAGAGGTATTGATATTCAACAAGTAAGCACGGTAATTAATTTTGATATTCCGAAATGTGCACACACTTATTTGCATCGAATAGGTAGGTCTGGTCGTTGGGGTAGAAAGGGTGTAGCAATTAATTTTGTAACTAAATACGATATACATATTATGCGGGGAATAGAACAATTATATGAAACCGAGATTAAAGAATTGACTCAAGATGTAGTCGTTTAAGTTTACATATTATTATTCTATACTATATAATATGTATGAAACACAGTCTATATTAAAAGATTTTTCTTTACCTATTATGTTAACTAGTGATGTAAAACAACTAGACCCTCAAACTATAGTAGATTTAGAATGTTTAGAAACGAAGGATGAACTTACAAAACCCATGTACCATTATATTTTTGATCCTAAAACAACATTTAGTAACGTGTTACTAACTCATTGGGCAACCAATTACACTACAAATGCTCAATTTATCAATGATTCCATTTATTTATATACAAATTTTAAACCAAAAACACCTTTACTATTAGATGATACTATAGTAAATACTTGGAAAGTAATAAAAAATGATGATGGATTTGTTCCAAGATATCAATATATTGAATGGGATCATTTAAAAATGCTTAATGAATCTCCCGTTGTTTTATTTTACTTATCCATGGCTACTATATTTTCACCAGTTCTTTCTTTATTATCTCCAATATTAATGTTTTTTCTACCTTTTCTACTATTAAGATTAAAGAAAGTCCCAATAACCATGGATAAATATATCGAAGTATTGAAAAGTCTTATACAACAAAATCCGGTTGGGGCATTATTTACTAAATTTTCAACCGCAAATATAAAAGAACGGGTATCTATTTTGGGTAGTTTAGGTTTCTTTGTTTTTTCCATGTATCAAAATATACTTATTTGCTACCGTTTTATCATGAACTTTAAAAAAATTCACGGTTATATTAAAGAAATCAAAACCTATCTGGTAAAAGTAAAAATACATATGCTTGAATTAGATAAAACCATGAAATCTCTATTAAGTTATAAACCTTTTAGAACACAAATGGATACACGTATGAAAGATATTAATGAATTTATTAATGTATTGGACACTATTAAACCTATATCCTATTCATTCAATAACTTTATGCAAATAGGTGTAGTGATGAAAGATTTTTACATGTTACATACAAGTAAAAAATATGAAAGCACCATGCAATATGCATTTGGTATGACCGGATATTTACAATGTATTGATGCTTTACATAAAAACACGAAAATTCACTATTGTAAACTTAGCAAAAAGCAAACAAAGATAAAGCAAGGGTTTTATCCTTCATTAAAAGACTCTAATGATGTTATTAAAAATGATATAGGATTAGATAAAAATTATATTATAACGGGACCCAATGCATCCGGTAAAACAACGATTCTAAAAACAATCTTTTTAAATCAACTTTTCTCGCAACAAATCGGTGGGGGGTTTTATAAAAGTGCAAAAATTAAACCCGTTACACATTTCTATTGCTACATGAATATTCCAGATACATCGGGGCGAGACAGTTTATTTCAAGCAGAAGCGCGACAGTGTAAAGATATACTTGAACAAATAACTGCTAGCAAAAAAGATGACTCTCACCTCATTATATTTGATGAACTCTATTCTGGAACCAATCCATTTGAAGCGTCGGCAGCGGCATACGGTTATCTAAAATATATGAATACCATGAAAAACGTTAGATTTTATTTAACCACTCATTTTGTAGATCTTTGCGAGAAATTAGATAAGGAAAATAAAATAATCAACAAACATATGGTTACAATTGAAAAAGATAAAGGTATCACATTTACTTACAAAATTGCTTCAGGTATATCTACCATTAAAGGCGGCATGCACGTCCTACAACAACTAGCATACCCTAGCAAAATTACCGAAGAAGCATGCAAACAACTTGATGCTTGCGATTAAAGCAAACATTGTGTCGCTAAGGCATCCGCTTTCGCATTGCCTATACTATGCACATCCGTCGCACCCGTATGAGCACGAACATGCTTTAATGAAATAGTAGGTGTATCCTTAAATAACTCATAACCTTGTCGCACAAGTTCTTTATTAGGAATGTCTTTTTTCCATCCTTGCTTTTCACATTTCTCGCCATAGGTTGTAAAACAACGTATGGAGTATTCTGAATCAGTAACAATAACTATAGTCTTACCTGCATCCACATCTTTTTCTATAATAAAGTAGGCAACAATAATAGCGAGAAGTTCTGCTCTATTATTGGTTTGTTTACCGGTGATTCGCTTAGACACGTTACGCGAATCATTATCTTGAAAATAAATACCGATACCAGCTTTAGCTATTTCTTTTCCATTATTGCTGCACGCGCCGTCAGTGTAAACATAATATTCAATCATTATACTATATATAGTGATATATTTAAATGTTTCTTATATATAAATTTATGAATAGATATTTAGTAATTGTATTACTATTTATTTTAATAGTTATTATTTTATGTTATAATGAATATAAACATCAAGTTCAAATTACTAAATTTCCATTTAAAGTATATGATTTTTCAAGTTTAACAAAAAAAAAATTTGATACTATTACTTCATTCAATGAACCTGCATTGTTTACTAATGCTCTTAAATACAATATTAATTTTCATGATTTTTGTGATACGTTAGCTAATAAGTCGTTAAAAACACGATACGGTGATTATGGGGATCTTAATGGACAAAATACAAGAAAATTTAAAACTGTAACCGTTGGAGACATTTGTAATAATATTAACAAAAGTTCACAATACGGTGGTAATAATATTATAACTATAAAAGAACAATTAGACGCTAATATAAAATTAAATAATGATCATTTTAATATATATCGTAACGGAAAATTATGGATTGGTCCTAATCAATCATCGACGCCGTTACATAAAGATAAGCCTAAAAATCTAGCACTTCAAATATATGGCGAAAAAAAATGGTCTTTTTTTAGTAATAATGATAATAAATATTTATGCTTTAAAGATAATAATAAAAAATTAGAATGGTCTGGTTATTCTATTAATAATTATAATACATGTTCATCCGCCATTAACGCAAAAAAATATGAAATAATTATGAAACCAGGTTATATGCTATATTTACCACGCCAATGGGCACATCAAGTAACAAATGAAACTAATAGTATAATGGTGAATTATTGGTATTAAAAAATTATAGAATAACTATATATTATGAAATATATAGTTGTATTACTATTAATATTGATTATATTATATAATTGTTGTTATACCAGACAATTGACTTGTATATTATTAACTACATGTGTCTATTTAAATAAAGATATACACAATATGAAACGTGATAAAAATGATGCAGAATACCGTAAAAAACAATATATAGATGTAATTAATTTATACATAAAACATAGTAAGACACCATTGTATGTAGTAGATTCATCTGGATATTCTTTTCCAGAATATAAAGGTAATAATAAAATTAATATTTTTTCCTATGATTTAAATAGTGTATATAACGGTTATACTAACAAATCTCCCATGGAAGCAATTAGTATTTTAAAGGCATACAACTATTTTAAATTAAATAGATTTGATAACATAGTAAAAATAACTGGTAAATATTATATTCCGAATATAGACAGATATTTAAATAACATGGATAAAAATGCTTATTACTATGTTCAAAGTGTTTATCAAGAAAATAACAATAAGTATACCTACCAATCCACAGAAATATTTGGATTTAAAAGTAATTTAATATGGTTATTCTACAAAATATCATTACTCTATGACGATGATAGCACTATACAATATAAGGTAAGAAGTTATAATAAAGATAAAACTATTACTATAGAACCTTATATAGCTATTGTATTAAATTCTACTTGTCCTAAAAAAATATATAGATTTCCAAAATTACCGTTAAATAAAAAAATGGAAAGAGGATGTAATAATTGTAGCAGAAAAATCATTACTTATATATAGTTAATGTATACTATATTACAGTAAATGCGGTTAAATATACATATATTTTTAGGTTTATCTTGTAAATGAACTCTTCTATTATATACGTATATTTAGGAATAGTGATGATCATTGTATTAGCAACCACCTTTTACGTGAGAACCATTAAATCAAAATTAGATACAAAGGTAGACGCTATGTTTCAATTGGTACAATCTTTAGTTAATGAAGTAAATCAATTAAAAATGAGTCAGTCTAACGTATCTAAACCTAATGAGGTTATAGAATTAGATATCAATTCTAGCAATAAACAAGAAAGTTATAGCGAAACTTCAGATAGCGAAACTTCAGATAGCGAAACTTCAGATAGCGAAACTTCTGATAGTGATGATGATGATGATAATGATTCACCTCACGATGTAAATATACAAAATAATATGTCTATAGAACCAGTCCATGTAGACGTAGAACCAGTCGTGGTAGACGTAGAACCAGTCGTGGTAGACGTAGAACCAGTCGTGGTAGACGTAGAACCGGTAGAGATAGAGGTAGAACCAGTCGTGGTAGACGTAGAACCGGTAGAGATAGAGGTAGAACCGGTAGAGATAGAGGTAGAACCGGTAGCATCGATTAGTGAAGACGTAAAGAAAGTTGTAATAGAATCAGCAGAGCAAAACTATGAATCATTTACAGTTAAAGAATTAAAAGAATTAGTTTCAGTTAAAGGAGGTAAAATAACTGGTAAAAAAAAAGGTGAATTAATTGAGTTTTTATTATCTTAAGGTATTATAATGAATTGGGGAACTTGCAAACAAGGTAGCAATAATATACATTTTGATTTTCCACCTATAATGAGCGATGGAAGAAATTATTCTTCATGGCAACCTAATGCTGAAATGAACAATGACCTCATTAAAAATTATAACATTAAGAATAATGCTGATTATAGAGCATTTTTAACAAAAAATGCCGATAACATTATAAAACAAAATCAATTAATTGCTTGTGCTGGTTGCTGCAATTGCTTAAAAACACCACAATCCACCAAAACATCAAATAGTCCTTATCTTTATCGTTCTTGTGCCGATTCTACCCAACCTTATGGTTATGAAACAAGTGATTTAAAAGACATGTATTTATCTAGGCAACAATTAAGTCGTAAGGTTCAATTACCGGGTATAACTCAAGAAGAATATATTAAAATGAATGATCCACATTCTTCTGCTAAAAAATAAATTAAACAAATAGAGTAAACCTATATCAATGAATATTTTATCTATTGATATTGGTATAAAAAATCTAGCACATTGTCTTTTACATTTAGAAAATAACAAACTAACTATAGTAGACTGGGAAGTAGTTAATTTAACAAACGAAGAACCACCTATATGTCAAACATGTGGTAAAAAGGCAACCTATGAATCTAATGCAGGTAGATATTGTAAAATTCATATACGCAAATATCCCTATTGTTTAATGTCAAATGAGTATCCTTTAGAAAAGTTATCTAAGAAAACTTTAAACGAATTAATAGAAATAGTAGAACATTACCAAAAAAATAATCCACAAGTAAGTCTAGAATATAATAGTAAAAATAAAACGGTTTTATTAAAAGATATTAAACAAATAAAGGATACAAAAATGTGGATGCCTATAAAAAAATGTATTACAAAAGAATATGATCTTGTAACTTTAGGCAAAACCATTCAAACCAAATACGACGAAAGATTTAAAAACTATACTATAGACACTATACTAATAGAAAATCAATTAGGTAATATAGCACCTAGGATGAAATGTATTCAAGGTATGGTTACGCAATATTTTATTATGAAAAATCAATATAAAATAGAATTTGTATCAGCTACCAATAAATTAAAACGGTTTATAGGGAAAAGTAGCAAATACGCGGAACGTAAAAAAAAAGGTATAGAAGTTACAAAGCAAAGTCTAGATACCCATGAAGAATTAGTTAACTGGAAGTGTCATTTTGTGGATCATAAAAAAAAAGATGATTTGGCGGATGGTTTTCTACAAGGAATATGGTATATTGAAAACAATATATTAAATGCGGAATACTTAAAATTATAAGTTCTAGTTATTTCATAATGAATCAACCTGATATTATAGAAATAAGTTCATCGGGGCAAAACAAAGAAATTGATATTTCTACCCCTTCTGTAAATTTCGGTGGTGGTATTGAATTACTTATGAATGAAAAAATAAAAGATGGTACAAAAAGTCCTACAAGTGATATCAATATTAGTGATTTAACTAATCTTGAAAACGAATTAAACGATCTTAGTAAAGATATTACTACAACGTCTGAAAGACCTATAGATATGAAACCATTAGATATCAGTAAATCGAGTGTATTTACTAGTGTATTGGGTGGTGAAGATATAAAAAATAACATTAATATCGAAACAGTTCCGGCAAGAACTGTTTCCTTTGAAAAGAAAACACCGAGTACGAATAATGTTGATTTGGGTAAATCTGCCGCCGGTGATATAAATGGTTCCGCGAAAACGTGGGATGGGTATAGTAAATTTAATAATATACCAATTGATCCAGATAAGTCAACGCCGCCAAAAGAACCTGAAATGTCAAAAGAAGAGTTATTGAAAGCAAAGTTTGAATATTTAAGAAAATTAGAATCCTTAGAAAAAAAGGGCGCTACCTTGACCAAACAATATACCATGGAATCATCTTTAGCAGAAATGCAGGGCGAGTATGAAACCTTGATGAGTGAAAAAGAAAACAAAAATTCGGTTCAGTTTCAAGGGAAAATGTTAATGGCATTTATTACCGGCATTGAGTTTTTAAATAATAAATTTGATCCATTTGATTTTAAATTAGATGGTTGGGCAGAACAAGTCAATGAAAATATTAATGATTACGATGAAATTTTCAGTGAATTACACGATAAATATAAATCCAAAGCAAAGATGGCCCCAGAAGTAAAACTGTTGTTTCAATTAGGTGGCAGTGCTTTGATGTTACATATGACGAATACCATGTTTAAATCCGCCATGCCTGGTATGGATGATATTATGAGACAAAATCCCGTATTAGCACAACAATTTACTCAAGCGGCTATGAATTCCATGGGTGATCAAAATCCCGGGTTTTCTGATTTTATGAATAACGTTATGAATCAAGAAGATACGCAAGGACCCCCGCCACCCATGAAAACAAAAAATATGTCTCAACCCAGAAGACCTAGCAATAACGTATCCATGTCATTAGATCCTGATACCAATTCGGGTGTCAGTGCTAAATCAGGGTTTGGTTCCGTATCCAAGGGTCCAGAAAAAACCACAAGACGTCCTCGTGCAGAAATGTCGGGACCCAAATTACAAGGAGGATCTTCGCCGGATATTAGTAATATATTGGAAGGATTAAAAACAAAAAAGGTAGATGTAAAAAAGGATGATTCCAGTACCATTAGTATTCAAGAATTAAAGGAAATGCATGCAGATATGGGTATAGGAAAATCAGGACGTCGTAATAAATCAGATAGTAGTAATACCATTAGTTTAGATATTTAACTAACTGTATAGGTAGATGCATATGTAGTGGGTATATTTTTAAACTCAATAAGAGTTCGATTTAACTCGTATTGTTGTTGAACGAGGGACTCTTTTAATTTTTCTTTCAAGAAATCCGGTTGATTCCAACATTTTTCCGCCGTTTTTTGTCCGCATTTCGGAAATGCGGACGGTATATTATCGGATTTATCGCCCATTATACATTTACAAAACAAATATTTTTCTACATTTCCATCAAACCCTTTACTATTCCGCAAGAGTTTTTTGTTAAGTGTATACAATTCTACATTATCTTGTAGTAGTTGAATATAATCGGTGTCGCTAGTAACAATATGGATAAACGCATCGGGTTTAGTTTCTCGCAAATGTTTGGTATGTAATGCAATTACATCATCGGCTTCAAGGCGAGGATGATATAAGGTTTTTATAATTCCTCCTTGTTGGAAAAGATTTTCTTGATAAACCATTTGAAAACATTGTTTTAGTAGGGGATTATTATCACTGGTTCTAGAACCTTTATAATCAGGAAATAATTCCATACGCCAAATATCTTTTCTAGGGCAATCTTTACCTAAAATAATGGTTGGTTTGTCTATTTTTAATGTTTTAGGCAATTCTAAAAGTTTTTTAACAAATACCTCACGAAATTTTTCAAGAAACTCGTCACTCTCCGTTTCAGGACATATATCTTTTCTCGCAAACCCCCACCATTGCTTAAGGGCATGGTATCGATAAAAGCAATAATAACTTCCATCGATGATTAGATAATTACTCATTATTTACCATGAGTAATTATACTATACATATATATCAATTTATGGTAATTTATCTATAAAAGATACGTAATTAGATTCTTGATTACTATTTATACGGTCTTGTTTTGCTTTTTGTAGAATATGAATAGCATGCTCAATTTCTTCATCACTTAATTGTCCATCTCCGTCCGTATCTATAGCTTGTTTCATTTTTTTACTCCAATATTTAGGTATAACGCAGAATTTGCTTTCTTCATTAAATAAATGATCCGCCAATACAACAAACGCAGCCGTCATCGCTATTGAAATATAAATATCACGTGTTCCACTCCATAAAACCGCAAAAATAAATAATTGTCGGATAAAACTGTTTTTGAAATAAGCTTCCTGTGTTTTTGTTAATTTTATTTCAATGTATTTAGAAAATACATTTAGCACCAACACAAGTATACCTACAAAAAATTTATTATCGTTAAGTGACTTTATAAAATAATCTATATTTCCTAATATTGTTTTAGGTAGTTTCGCCATGAATTACCTTAATATAATATAAGAATACTTTATTTTTTATCCATATTATGAACCATTTTTTCAAAATCTTCCATTAAATTTTGTTTATGCTTCATTAAATTTCTACGCAAGGGGCGATATCGTTTGTTGACACGTTTTTTTACCATTTTACTTACGGCTTCAATAACAAAACCTTCTTTTCCATTTTCAATATATATAGATAGTGCAATACTAAGAACTAATAAGCAAAATATAAATAGAAGTGGTTTATTTATTTTCATTTTTATGTTAGTATATTTAGATATTATTTTTTTTACTATCATTATCATTAAAAGAACGTGGAACATTATCATATAAACACAATAAATCACCATTATCACACACAGACGGAGAACCTTTTACTATACTATGTCTATTAGAATCAATAGAGCGTAACTGTAGTTCTTTAGATAATAATTCTAACCCTGTTTCATGTAGAACCGTATCGGATAATGGTGTTACCGGTGTTTGTGGTTTAGTTTTATAAATTACTTCTAAAGGAATATTATTATCTTTAGTATAATATTGTTTACATACTAGAATTAAAACAACGACAATAATGCCTAATATAGGTGATTGATTAAAAAAATAAATAGTAATTAATAAAAAGACTAGTTTACCTAAATCAGTGTTGAAAAAAATTCTTACACTTGGATTAATATATATTAAAATCGTAAAAACGGTTAATAACAAAATGTTAAATTTCATACTATATACATAATGATATATTTTTCAGTATAGTTTATAAAAATTTAATATTTTATTTTTATAAGTATGGCAAGCTCTTTAGGTTATTCAGAAATAAATTCAACTCCTACATTAACTAAAATAAAAAATCAATCTCAACCCATTAATGGTAAAAAAAAAATAACAAGTGCTGATACTGAAAAATTATTTAAACAACTTAATTCTGCTGATGATGAAGAAGATCTTCCTAATTTATTGAGTCCTCCTAAAATATCTACCAATGAAATGTTAGACCATGAAAATAATACTCATGCACCATACGTCAATACAAATCTTCCTAAAGTTCAAAACACGGATAATTGTGTTTCAAGTAAAGAAGAATTTTCAACTTTACAAGAATCTTATGTACCTTATACGAATATGGCAACAAATCAACCTTCTGGCGGTAATACTGATGAATTAATGGAACGAATCAATTATATGATTTATTTGTTGGAAGAACAAAAAAACGAGAAAACCGGATCTGTTCATGAAGAAATGGTTCTTTATTCATTTTTAGGCGTTTTTGTTATTTTTATTGTTGATTCTTTTGCTAGAGCCGGTAAATATTGCAGATAAACCTCTTTATAATTTAAACATTTTTTTTAAACTATGAATCAACCCTTTTTTACTTTTTCGGCGTCTGTTTTTACGACTTTTATTGCTTTTCTTGTTATGCCGACGCGTTTTTCGTTTACCACCACTCATTTGATTTGCCGCATTTTGTTGAACGGATTGATTTTGTAACATTTGTTGTAATTGCTTCTTTAACTTATTTTTTACAGCATTGTCGTTGTTAGCCATTTATACTATAAGAAAATATTATATTTTAAACCATGTCTTCCACTATATTTGTATGTTTAGCTAAATAAGAATCTATAATTGATTCGGTAATTTGTAAATCATCCGATTCAACATTATGCATAATTTCTTGTTTAGTAGGTCTTCTACTCATTTCTTTTTTGAAATTAGTAATAAATGTATCGATTATTGTATATTTCATATTTAAGGCCTCTTCCGCACTAACTTGATTAATATTCATTAATACATCATTTATTAATTCTTTATAATTGGTTTTTCTTATTGCGGTTTGGTCTGGTCTATATACTGCTAATTCTATCGATTCTAATGAATCACATATTTCTGGTTTTTTTAATTGCTGAAAGAGTTTTTTTTTACCTTCATCTATAGTTTTATTATTAAACGTGTTGTTAAATAAATCAATGACATTTTTTTGAATGGTAGGACTTGTTTCCATTAAACGATCAAATTCTTCGGTGCACGATTTTAAAAAATCATATACCGTTTGTCGTTCGTTAGGTGCTTTAGATAATTCTACTCGAATTTTACGATAAAATTTATCCCAAGATATACTACTAACACGGTGTGCTTCGTTTAATTCGGTGATTTTTAAAAATTGTTGAATAGTCGTTATAATACCTGCTAAAATATTTACAAAACCTATGGACATGGAATAATAACCACGAAGATGCTCTGGAACACGATCTTGAGCAAAATTTGCGGTTCCTGTTAAAGTACTCATAACAATCACCGGAATCGTAAATAATGTATTTACTCTGTTATATATATTATGACTTTTAGAATGTAACCAACGATAGCACATTGCTTTATCACCCCAGTCAATTAATATTTTTTCGTGTTCTTTAGTCCATATGGTTGGTTTTTTATGAACAAGTGCGTTATTTTTTTTATCATCCATTATATTTATAAGAATGGATATAATTTCCCGCAAATTTGATGCATTAAAAGAAGTTCGATTATCCATAAAACAATGTATGCACGATATAAATACCATTAAAGAAAATGTAAAACAAAATTATATTAATTATATTGAACAAGAATCTTCACACTATTTTGGCCTTGATTCATTTCATTTTCAAAATAAAGCTATTGAATTAGAGTATAAACATTTATTAGAGTTATATCATTTTATTGATAACCGCATTTACGGTGATTATTATAAATTATTTATTACAATTGAACAAACACTTCGCGAACAATTAACAAAATCACAATGCGAAAAAATAAATGAACTAAAACATATTCATAACTATCCTATATATAAAGATCTAGAACCATTTAATCTATATGATTTTGAACTTATCAATCAAATACACCAAGATATTATTTTAATTATTGCTACTATCAATGAAATAGGCAAAGAAAACGAATTAAAAATCAAAGAACATCAAAAAATTATGACTCTCGGTATGAATATTGATAATTATGTTATCAATCAAACCTATTTAAACAATACACTTTTAAATAGTAACCAATTACATACATCTTACTTAGAAGTATATCACAAATATCATATAGAATGGTTGAAGAAACTATATAATAATATTAACTTATTCTTTAATCAAATAAAACAACATTCTACCATAAATAATACACCTATTGAGGATAGTCCTAAAAAAATTGCTACTTCTATTGTGAATGAAATTATTGAAAAGGTAATTAAAAAAACATCAACGCTTACGCCTACGCCTTAAACTACGACGATTATACCTTTTACGACGTCTTTTTCGTGTATGACGTCTTTTTCGTGTGCCTCCTCTTTTATAAAGATTGGGACCTGGACACCCCTTTAATGCTAATGTTGAATTCGCTGGACCGGGAAAACCGGTCACGGCACCTTGAGTGCTTGGATATAAAGTCGGATTATATTTCATTCTGGTAGTCATATCTATATAATAACCGTATATTATTTTAACATGATGTATTGGTTATACCAATTGGTTCCCACGCCTTAAATCTTGAATTATATTTGCATTTCATATATACATTTTTATTTAAATCAACATATTTATCTTCATCTATATTTTCAAATTCATCCTCCGTATCACTTAATTCTAAATTATCTAAATCTATATTCTCTTTTATTGTTCTAAATATAGAATTCAAATACACACTGGTTTTATAACTATTTACACACGCATTACCTACACAAGTATTATTCTCTTTATTATACAAAGTATATACATCAGGTTGAATGGATGCTTTTACTAACATAATTCGCTCTTTACATTCATATATCGAACGGTCCGAATAATTGATAAATGATCCATACTTAACCATAGAACGCATTTGAGTTGTATATATACGATAATTTACATTATCTAATTCATTCCTATAGTTTGATAATGTATCACGCATATAGGGTAACATAAATAACAATTGTGATTTATGATATATATATTGTTGTATATCATTCTTAAAAAATAACGATAACATGGTTATTTTTTTTGAAAAATCATATTGAGATACATTTTTTCCTTTATAGTAATACATGTTATCAGCAACAAAAATTTTTATTCCATTTTCTATAATGAGTGTTCCATACAAAATTGTCCCTAATGATAAAGTAGAATCAAATGATGCCGATACAGGATATATTTCTTTAATAGAATACTCTTGTTTGTATTTATCTAGTTCCAATAATAAACATATATTCTTATCTTCATAAAAAGTAAACCAAACGAAAAATTTTTTTCCAAATGGTATCGCTATATATAGATTTTTATGCATGTTAGGAACTTTACTATGTTTGACAGTTTCATAGGAAAGTTCAAATAATGGAAAACGAGATAACAGTTTATTCATTTATATAGTTATACACATGTCTTTAGGTATTGTTTTAAATCGTTTTTCATTTGTTCGCGGTTATTTTCTTCTTTTGTTAAATCTTCTGATATTTTTAAACAATGATTGTTAATCTCATTATACACATTTACATGCTTAGGTTTGTTGATATGTGTTATATAATATTCATATAATAAATGACCTATAACTATAAGTAGTATAGATAAACAAACATAATATATCAACATACTATATTTTATGTTTTGTTATTTTGCGTATATACGCAAAATATTTTTTTTGTAGTGAAAAAAATTATTTTGATAATGTATAATGGCTGAGGATAGAACGGTGTTTAATCAGGAGGTGATACTTAAAGAACGAAGTCATGCTTTAGATGCGTTTGTTGTAAAGGGTGATTTATTTGTGAAGAATCGGGCTGTATTAGACCATGCAATTATAAAAGATGATTTAAAAATTAAAGAAAACTTAACGGTTGATGGAACCTCTACATTTAGAAATACTGTAATCATTAGGGGTGATACTAAAATAACCGGCGACACTTCCTTAACAGGTAATACTACATTAACAGGTGACATTGTTTTAACCGGCGACACTACCTTAAACGGCGATATTGTTTTAACCGGTGACACTTCCTTAAACGGCGACACTACCTTAAACGGCGACACTACCTTAATCGGTGACATTGACTTAACCGGCGACACTTCCTTAAATGGCGAATTAATGATTAAAGGACCCTCTACTTTTACTGATAATGTATCCATTACCGGTGAAACTTCCTTAAATGGTAACACTTCATTAAGCGGCGATTTAACGCTTAACGGGACAAATGTTGAAGATACACTTACCAGTCTCGCATCGAGTATTTTAAGTGTTACTGAAATTAGTGATAATATCGACACACTTACTGGATTAACCACAGCAGGAACAACAGGTACTACTACTACTTTTAGAGGACCTATTGTTGCCAGTGAAGGTATAACCGTATTAACTACCCCTCTTAACAGCACCGATGCTACAACTAAAGCATATGTAGACGGTGTAGCAACTGGATTGGATGTAAAATCATCGGTTACAGTTGCATCTACAGAAAATATTGATCTTACTACCATTGTTGCTGGTTCAACTATAATAGATGGAATTACTCTAAGTGTTGACGACCGAATATTATTAAAAGATCAAACAGATGCAACCGAAAATGGTATATATATAGTAAATGAGACCGAAGATCCATCTAGATCAGATGATTTAAATGATGATACTGAATTAACTAATGGTGTTTTTACATTTGTTAGTCAAGGAATAGATAACGCTAATACAGGTTGGGTTGTAACAACAAACGATCCTATAACAGTAGGTAGTGATGCTGTTACATTTACTCAATTTAGTAATGCTGGATATATTACTGAAGGTACTGGATTATCTAAAACAGGTAATAAATTAGATGTAAATTCAACACAACCACATATTACTACACTTTCGGGATTAACCGCAGCAGGATTAACAGGTGTTAATACTACTTTTAGTGGACCTATTGTCGCCAATGAAGGTGTAACTGGCGATGTAACTGGTGATTTAACTGGCGATGTAACTGGTGATGTAACTGGTGATTTAACTGGCGATGTAACTGGCGATGTAACTGGTGATTTAACTGGCGATGTAACTGGTGATGTAACTGGTGATTTAACTGGCGATGTAACTGGTGATGTAACTGGTGATGTAACTGGCGATGTAACTGGTGATGTAACTGGTGATTTAACTGGCGATGTAACTGGTAATTTAACTGGTGATGTAACTGGTACTTTAACTGGCGATGTAACTGGTAATTTAACTGGCGATGTAACTGGCGATGTAACTGGTAATGTAACTGGTGCTTTAACTGGCGATGTAACTGGTAATTTAACTGGTGATGTAACTGGTGCTTTAACTGGCGATGTAACTGGTGATTTAACTGGCGATGTAACTGGCGATGTAACTGGTAATGTAACTGGTGCTTTAACTGGCGATGTAACTGGTAATTTAACTGGTG